AAAGTTCAGATAACAAAACATCCAGAGTGCTGTCAAACTGCTCTGGTTCAGTACGCAAGACTAATGTTCCGTCTCCCTCTATCTCATAATTTTGGCATTGTTGAAGCTGGCTGTCGTCAATAAGATCGGGACGTACTATTTCGTTTAATCCACCTGTTAATAAAGGTAATGCCCTTTTTGTCATGTGCCTTTTCTCGGCTCACATTCTCCCACAATCCTTATTGTTTCTCCAATGCTTCTACCTTGGCAGAAAGTTCCTGAATGGCTTTTACAAGTGGAACTACCAATGTCGCATACTGGAGACCCTGTTTGCCTCTTCCTGTCTCGTTCCAGATATTAGATTCAACACTTAGCTCATCCAAAACCGCTTTTACCTCTTGGGCAATTAAACCGTGACATATCGAATTATCAGCTGGTGGTTTTTTATCTGGCTCTCTAAATCTCTTGGTACCATCTTCATTAGTAATCGAGGTCTTTTTAAACCTTCGTTCTTTTAGTGCAGACGGATAATCAAAAGGGTTGACCCGTTTGTATTGAATTGGATTTAATTTATTGATAAAAGCCAAGCCAATATCCGTTGGTTTTATAGCACGCTTTATTCTGGCATCAGAATAGGCAGTAAAGTCAACCTGACCTTGTACAGCGGTTATAGAGGTGTTGCCCAAGGCAATTTTATTATCACCATTTCCATCAGCTCCATATCCAATAACTATTTCATTGGTAGGAGTTGTGGTTTCAAAGTCTGCCTCTGATCCAATGATCACACACTGGGTTGCTGTAACGACATCATTACCACCATCATCATGCTCACCAGCACTGTATCCAACGGCGACATTGTCTGACCCGCCCTCATTTTCTTTGAGAGCTATAGCACCAACGGCTGTGTTGTTATTTCCCGAGGTGTTGCCATGAAGAGCATCATAGCCCATTGCGACTGCATATGCACCGCCAGCATTTGTATACATCGCTCTATATCCTACTGCTGAGTTCTGGCTTCCTGTAGTATTATACAAACTCGAAAATCCACAAGCAGTATTGCAAGTCCCTGTAAGATTTTCATATAAAGTCTCATCACCAAGACCAGTGTTGTATTGCCCCGTGGTGTTCTTTAGAAGGGATGACCAGCCCACGGCGGTATTTTTACGACCATTCGTCAATGCCGACAAACTTAAGTAACCTACGCCCACATTTTTATCAGCACCGCTCAGGCTGCCGTCCGCACAATATGCTCCGATAAATACATTTTCATCTGAAGATGAATCAAGGCTTAGACCCGCATCAACGCCATATATTGTGTTCTTGCCTGTTCCTGTTGCATCTGCCATTCTGATCTCTTCACCACCACAAGACAGAACAACTTCATCAGCAGCTTTCTCATAAAGAAATGTATCGCCACTGCAACCTTTGCCATCAAGATATAATTTACTTGTGGCTTCGATCCCAATATCCGTTGAGAACTGAGCATTGCCAGCATGATCAAAAAATAGCCGCTCAGTCAAAGCATCATCAGTGTCTGAACCATCATTGGTGTTAAAATACATACCACCGTCTTTATCTGAATCGCCAGAATCATGGGTAACTTTTATATATGCGAGCTGATGTCCTGTACCTGATTCTCCAGCAACTTCACCCTCAAAAACAATCCAGCTATCCCTATCACCCTCAGAATCAGACTCTTCGCTGTTGTGCAGTGTTAACACGGACTTCGTGGCGTGAGTTATTGTTAGAGTTGTATAACTGACTGTGCCTGCTGTCAATGTTCCTGACACCCAAGCATCACCGCCAACCTTTAAATTGTCTGATATTAGAACATTTGAATCGCTTGCTTCTCCTATCGCAATGTCAACAGCAGCAAGATCAGTCCCAATCTGAATCCCTGCGGCTGTCGAGACAGATGTAGATAATGAAGCCATATTTGTTATCGCTCCAGTAATATTGGATTTTAAATGAATGTCGCCGTCCATGTCCAGATGCAGATCAGCCTGACCACTACCATCAGCGTTTGTGCCAGAAATAGTCAATACTTTAGTTGACGCATGGCTGGCTGTCATTGTGAGATTGGTTGTGTCGGTAGAGTCCAATGACAAAGTTGTACAGTCTGCTGTAATGCCCTTTATAGTATCTAAATCAAAACCGCCAGAGGAATCAATATCGATTGCCGAGGCTCCAGTTCCAGCACTGCTTATAAGAACCGTTGTGTTGGCATGAGAGCCAGTTGCAGATAGATAAATTGCCGCTGCCGAACTCTCTCCACCGTCTATGTATACAGAGCCAGCAGTAGAATCGATGACAATATTGTTACCTGAACCTGAATTTGTCACATTTAAAGCTCCGCTGCTTGATATGGTCAGGTCGGATCCATCACCCTCTATCTTTTCACCGTCATTACCAAATGTCACTCCTACATCAGAAGGAATATTAACATCAGAAGTAGCAGTTAAATTAATATCTGCTCCAGATGTAACTGTTAAATCTGTATCATTACCTTCTATTTTTTCTCCAGAACCAAAAGTAATACCAACATCTGCGGGTATAACTACATCTGAGGTAGCAGTAAGATTAATATTAGCACCAGATGTTATAGTTAGGTCAGTATTGTTACCTTCTATTTTTTCACCTGTGCCAAATGTAATCCCTACATTGGCAGGTATAACTACATCTCCACTTGCACCGCATGTAAGTTTTATATCGTTTCCGGAGTTAATGGTAAAATCTGTACCGTCGGAAGATATATATTCACCTCCAATATCATATAGATATAACTTCTCAGAGCCATTAATAAGCACATCATCACTGAACTTAAAATTATCTTCATCCTCCATCCATGTCAGAACGCCATCATTGCTGTTCGCATTGAATGTTAAGGTAATATCAGTGTCTCCACCCTCACCAATTTTAACGGTATCACCCTGCAAATCTATAAGAGTGGCACCAGCCAGCTCAATGGTTGGTGCTGTCACTTCAATTGTTGTGCCTGCATCTATATCAAGCTGCCCAGCAGTTGATGAATTAATAAATTCCGTCGCTGCATTAAATTCCAGAGGTCTTGTGCTTTGCATTTGCATAGCATCCATTGCTATTTGAAAGGGAGCATCTGATTTAGAGTCATCTCCATCGTCAGTCCATACAGACCTTTGGCTTGTTGCGTGTAAACCGGGATTTGTTTTAGTCCCAACAGACAATAATGTTGTGTAAGTGTCTTTGGGATCATTGCTAAAGTGATATTCAGGCATTGTGATTTCTCCTTTTAATTAATATTTATAGGTTGCGTCGTATGAGACATATTCAACTTCCAAGTTTTCGTATTGATTCTTTAATGAGGCGTGTTCACGCTCAAATATTTCTTTGTTCACAGAAAAAACATCAGGATCTTTATACTTTTCACGACTGGTCAATGAAAACAAGGCACCTGATATAAGCATCTGTCTATAGCTTTCAGGCAAATCAATAGATGTACCACTGGAAACATTTTCCTCAACAAAAGAATAGCTCATATTTACACGAATATCGCAGATACTGGACGATGTTGATAGGTCAAAAGGAAAATATATATATCTTCCTATCTGAGCATATATTTTTTCTGTGGAGTTATCGCTATCCTTTACCACCTCATAGGAAACCGCTTGCCATTCGACATCATCAATGTAAACCTCTTCAACCTCGACAACAGTATCAGCCAGCCTCAATATGTTGTCTGTAGCATCATAGTCCCAGCCATGTGTGAACTTACCCCACATATCCCAATCCTGATCGTCTTCAGCATCCCAATTATTTGAATCTAAGTTTTGCCATCCTGTAGTGAGCGTTCCTGCTGCAACCCTTACCATCTCCTTCCAAAGTCCAATCTCATCATTAATGCGTCTAATAATTTTGTTTATCTCTGTCCTGACAATACCTACATTGGGCTGCTTGGGAAGCTCTATAGCTATGTCTGCATAAATATCCATAAAGTTTAATGGGTTTTTTATTGCGGTTTTCTTTTTAGTTAAAACAGGCATTATTTAGATCCACCCAACATTCCCAACGACCTATCAATACAATTATATAAAAAATCCCTGCTATAACCTTTATCAGCGATTAAATCCACTGAAGAGTCCCATTCATCTGGATCTGGATTTTCAATATATGAATAGATAAAGGGGAAACTATTTGGTGCTTCATCTGAATCAAAATCTTTGCTCAAAACGAACTTGACCTCTTTCCCCTTTCTGTACCAGAAACACTCTGTATGCGTAGGTGCAAACGCTGGCTCAAGCTGTATCCTTTTTATCTCTTCATGATCAACTTCCTTTAGAGTCAATGGGGTTGTCATTAAGCTCGCTGTAGACAAATAAATATCAAGGAACTTGAGCGTGTTAAAGGGTAATTCATAGCTTGCCTCATAATTCTCAAATACTACATCATCATCAGGTACATCATCAATAATAAGATCTGGAATATCCTCTGGCTGATATTTGTTCTCAGCTATTAATTGGCACATAGACTGAGTAAAGACATTATTAAGCACTCCTCTATATTTTTTTAGATCAGGATCATTTAAACGCTTTCCAATCTCTTTCTTAATATCATCAAATGTCATTATTAGGCTCCAGCTATCTCTGCTCGCAATCTATCAGTGGCATAGCCAATTACCTGATACTGGAAATGTGTAGAATATATTCCCGTCAGCTCAGCAGCATCATTATAAGTCCCGGGATCTTTTATATAATGAATATAAATATATTGACCGCTCAATCTGTCAATAGGATAAAATCTTAAATTATTATTAATCTCCCAAAAAAACAATTCATCAGATAATGGATTCAGATCGCTGTCATTTGAAATGCGATTTAATTCCTCTACTGTAATAAAAATAAACTTATATTTAGAATCAGTTATATAAAGTGGATCGTCAGTTATTGCTATAATTTTTAATACACTATCATCATCAAGCTCATTTGTGCTTCCATAAATTTTAATCTGATAATCATAGGCTAACTCATCAATAACTATCCCCTTCGTCTTCATAATCCCCGGAATATCATCTTTTCCAAATTCACCAGATTTTGCCAGTGCTGCGATCCCTTCATATACCAGCTCAGACGCTCTATCGCCAAAGGTATCCTTATCGGGATCATTCACCCTGCTGCAAATCTCAACCACTAAGCCGTCATATGTCATCGGTTTAAGGTTCTTATCATTTCAATTAATATATCTCTCTTCACGAATGTATCTTTATTTTGAATTCCTTTCTTGACGGCTAACTTTTTCAGTGTCTTATATTTCATCCTGTCCAAGTTGTCTTCTTTATTCAAGAATATTATGCTGGGATATTTCCGCATTAGAAGCTTTCCCACTTTAACATCTATTTTTTGGGGGATATCATGCCTGAAGATGAAGTTCAGCCTGTTCTGCATATTACTGGGCATAACATCCTTAAACTCTTCTTTCCTCAAAAACCGGGAAGAGGGAGAGTTCGGTTCTGCCTGCCTGTCTATATATGATACTTCTGACATTTTTCCTGCGAGATAGGGGTTATTCCTTGTTACCCGGAAGGACTGATTTAACGCCGTCTTCTATGGCTGACCATACACCTTCCATAAGCTCTTTTTCTTCTTCTTCATTAAGAAAGGGTAGATCTATCTTTTTGTTCAAATGTTCTATGATCTTATCCTTTTGAGACAAAATCATTTTAACAGCCATACCGTGTATAACCTTCATTAACTTATTCATTGTTTTCTCTCCTTTATCAAGTCCTTGATCTCTTCTAACTCATGCTGAATATATTCAAACTTTACCGTAACAACATCTTCGTCAGCTTTGCCATCAATCTCTTCATTTAACATGTCTACGCTGGAAGATATAGATGTCCATGCCATGGTAACCGTAACAATCATTGTTATGATAACAAGCATGTTACCAAGAGAGATCCCACCATTGACCTTAAGCCCGCTATTCTTCTTTGCTTTCACCATTGAGACTGTTCGTTAATAAATCCATGAAGTAATTGCGACCACCCTGTAACTGAGCCACATTAAACTGAGATGAACCGAGTTTGCGATCCAAATCTGCAACGTGATTCACCAGCATTACTTGATCTTGACTCAAATCAGCCACTTTGTATTCCTGTCCATCGATGTTGACTGTAGGCTCGTCTTTTTTCTTTTTAGCCATTTTGTCTCCTTTTTGTTATGTTATTAGAGTGCTTTCAAATCTTTTTCAAGTTGCACCCATTCGGCTTGTTGCTCTTGTATTTTTGCAACATCTGATTTACAGCGATCTACTTCACTCTTTACTTGTGAGAGTGAGTAAGACCTAACTGAATCAGATTGAGCTTCGCCAGTATCTGAGTCAAAACATTTCTTGACTACCTGAAGTTCAAAGTGTGATTGTTCTGCTTGAGCAGCACGGACAACAACTCCATCGTCGTCCAATACTTCATCGACAGCAGCTCTATCAACTACTTTCTGATTCCTTACAGATACTTTGCTCGCCGCCTTTAAGGCTTTGTATTTATGCATTTTATTCTCCTATTGTTGTAATCGTACTCTATGTCCCTGACTGCACCTTCTAATAATCATAACTTAGATTAATCTAATCCTACATATTCTACTAATACGTTTATCAATCCAGCCGTACTTGGGTCAGTAGTTCCATTACCAGTTCCAGCATTACCAACATTGATATATAAATCAGCAGTCCCGACAGGCAACCCTGCTCCACCATAAGCATTGTAATATGATTGCTTTACAATTGCTCCAGAGCCTAATGCAATATCTACTGCAGAAGCTCCTGCACCTAATACTTCAACTAATCCTGAAGCTGTTAAATTAGTCGTGTCTGCTGGTGCTGCTGTATCGCTACTGAGGTATAAAGCAACATTATATGTTCCGATGTTACTTAATTGAGTAACTATTACTGATATGCTTTTAATAATTGAATAAGCTGGTAATTTAATAGGGGTAGCCTGACTTGCTGCTGAAGCTGTATCCACACCGTGTGCATGGTCACAAGTATATTCTGTAGATACAAATTTAAATATACTTGCTCTGCCTATTGCTGTTTCATTACTTTGAGTTGGTGTGGAATTTGAACCAAGAGCAAGTGTATTATTAAGAGCATGAGCATTTCCTCCAGCCGCATATCCAAGACAAGTATTATGACTTTCTACATCAAATCCATCTCCAGCCAATGAACCTATAAGAGTATTGTAATATCCTACTGAAACCGCAGCTCCAGCACCTTTGCCAACTGCTGTATTATGAGATTCTATAGCACTACCACTACCAGAAGAAACATTTGCAAGTATAAGTGCATTATAACCTATAGCAGTACAACTTGAATCTACTACAGCAGCACCGAGGGCACTAGTTCCCAATGCAACATTACTTGTTCCTATTGTTAATGCGTCTGCAGATTGATACCCAATAGCCGTATTCGCAGCACCAGATATGAGGGATTTTAAAGCATGATACCCAATAGCCACAGTACCTTCAGCATCAGTACCTGTTATATCGACATCAGCTACTGCTGAAACTCCTATAACAACTGCTTTGTCTAAACTTGTGGTAGCCCCAGCGGCATTAAATCCAATGAATACATTATTTGCACCGTCAGTTAGTGCATCTCCTGCTATACTGCCAACCACAGTATTAGTCTCCCCAGAAGTAAGACTTAATAAAGCTTCAAAACCAACGCCAGTATTATGATGACTGACGTCAGTTAAAACTCCAGACATTACTCTATGTCCAATAGCTGTATTTCTTTCTGCATCAATACCCGAAGCAACTCCATCAAAAACATAATTACCAACACCAACATTATATCTAAAACTGGCATCATTAGCAGCCACAGCCGATTGGTATCCAATCATAACATTTTCAGTGCTATCTGTAGAAGCAGCCATTGATTGATACCCTATTGCCAAATTCGCAGCACCATCTGTGAGGGCTGTGAGGGCTTGGTATCCGACTGCAACACTGCCGTCTGCCGCATCATCATTGATGGCAGCACCAGCATTATGACCTATAAGAACACACTCATTTTGCCCAGTAATAGCAAGCCCTGCATTTCTCCCGACTGCAATATTAGCTTCTCCCGTATTTAATGCCGTTAATGCAGTGTTTCCAATGCCTACGTTATAATCTCCAGTTGTTAAAGCAGACAATGATGCATAACCAACAGCAGTGTTGCTCAAAGCCCCATTCATAACGGCATCCATTGTATAATTGCCAACAGCTACATTATAATTAGATGCGACATTTGCCCAAGTACCACCACCTGCATTATAACCAAGAAAAATATTATTAATAGAACCTAAACTCGTAGAACCTTCATCGGTATCCTGCATTGCACCATATCCAATAGCCGTATTCTTTCCACCAGTCGTATGTGTCTTCAATGCACGAAAACCGATAGCGAGACTGGCAGTTGCTGTAGTGACTGACATACCTGCCTCATGTCCTATATAAACTTGAGCTGAATCAAATTCAGAACCAGCAGTACCAGCTTGTGCAAGCCCAGCCTTATATCCTATTGCTATAGTACCATTATTATCGGAATCATTTATTAAAGATAAAGCACTAGTACCTATTGCGATATTAAAAGAACCAGATTGATTAGCTCCTAAAGCAGCTTGAAGAGTACCATCATAACCCCCGATTGCAATATTATTAGCACCATCAGTAACTGAATCAGAGGCTTGATACCCCACAGCCACATTCCCAACACCAGATGTGAGGGCTGAAAGGGCATATGAACCGATTGCCACAGTTCCAACTTGAGTTGCAGTGCCAGCACTCATTGCAAGGTGACCAATAGCGACACAGTCTGCTGCCGCAGTAGATACAGAAAGAGCACCTTTACCGACAATCGTATTACCAGCTACTCCAGCAAGAGCAGCTCCCGAATAAGCACCTACGGCTGTATTATCTGAAGCTGTATTAACAATTAACGAATTAAATCCTATTCCTGTATTATCATCACCAGCAGCTGCTGAAATAGCAGAATAACCCATCGCTGTATTTCTTCCACCGACAGCAATAGCATCGCCACTTTGATATCCAACCGCTGTATTTCCAGGGCCAGATGTGAGGAGTGAGAGTGCTTGGTATCCTACAGCAACTGTGCCATCAGAAGCAGCACCATTAGTTACAGTAACTGCATCACCAGCTTCCCTACCAATGAAAACACACTTATTTGCATCAGTAAGAAATTCACCAGCACCTGTACCAATAGCAATATTTTCACTTCCTGATGTAAGATTTGCTAATGCACTTGCTCCTAATGCTGTATTCATGTCACCATCTGTAATATCGATAAGTGTATTAGCCCCCATAGCAGTATTATAAGTTGCCCCAGCAACTGCTCCAGTACCCATAACTCCTTCGCCAAAAATCGTATTGAAGTCTGAACCATTATTACTTGAATTATTCCAAGCTGATTTTCCAAATATGGTATTTGAAGTATTGCTACTATCATTATTCGAGAGCGAGATGCGGGAGTTGGCATCGATTTTCATTCTTGTAGTGCCATCCTCTCGTATCTCAAAAGAATCATTATTGTTTCCAACTCTCCAAATAGTATCATTTGAGTCTTTAATCTCTAAAAATGCTTCGGTGTTATCAGAAGATTCAAAAGTGGATACGATACCCCCAGCATCTACAACGTGCAGACCTTGGTCTGGAGACGCAGTTCCAATTCCTACCCTCGTTGTTGATATTGATAATGCTGAATCAGTACCAGCACCGTCCTCGATGTATTTAGCTGAAGCATCCGCAGTTAATGTTGCAGATGTAATCTTTAATAGTTGCGTATAAGTTGAAGCAACACTACTTCCTGTTAAAGTCGCCATTTCATTCTTAAACTATGTCTTCCCATTTGCGGGTTTCGTTCTCCCAAGCATCACTAATCGTTTCCCATAAATCACGAGCAAGACGAGCCACTTGTATGACCATCGTTTGTAGCCTTAATGATATTCCTAACCTTGGCATAAATTAACCGAGATATAAAAACGCTGAACCCTGATCAAGTGCTACTGTTTTCCATCTGCCAAATATTATCATACCTTGAGGCATCGTAGTCTGGTTGATGGCAACACTGTTTGTTCCCGCACCACCCTGAGCGTCAGTAGGATATTCAGAGTCAGCTGTAGTAGCGTCTGATGAATCAAACAATGCATCCTCTGTAAACTGAATGGCAACTACAACCTGTCCAGTTGGAGGTGTGTATGTTGTTGTCCCTGATACAAAAGCGACACCCGCCTGTCCAAGACCAAGATTATCTGCCTGTTGTGATGAATATTTTCTATCGTCAGCCATATTTGTTTCTCCTTATTTTAAAACTTGCGACTGAGGGCAGTGCAAACCGCCCTCAGCCAGAATCCATATATGAGGCTATTACCTCCCCAATTTAGGACTATTGATTATTACAGTGGCAGAATGTCTATTATGATCATCCCTGCGAATACAGCAGTACCGACATGAACTCTTAGGTCATCATCGCCCGCTGAAAATTCCCATTGTGCATCATCTATTTCTACGGCTCTGACTACATCTGTATCACCAGACATAGTTAATTTTTCACCGCCAAGAACAGATGAAGTACCATTATCAATATCTAACACAGCAGCTGTTGCTGCCGTTGATATGGCTCTTACATCTATTATTCTAAATGATATGGGAGTAGTGACTGTCATAGCATAATCATTGACTGCAACAGCAGCAACATCAAATATTATTTGATTGCCCTGAATGACAGCTGTTCCTGTGCCTGCACCAGTTTGAGTTAATGTTAACTCTGTTGCACCACCTTGTGTTCTCCACCAATTGCTTGATTTTTGCTTTTTAAAAGCCATTATTCAAGCCTCCTAACCTTCGTCCGTGCAGAAAATCAACGAACTTTGGTTAGTAGCAGCAGTTACGGCAGCATATTCAGCAGCCGAAGCCTGATTCTTTTTGAACACATTGGATGATTCGTCAGCTACACCTTCAGCGACGAAATCAGCACGGTTATATCCATTAATCACAGCTCCACCAACTTCAATGGTATTCTCATGATCATCGATCTCATCCGTGAAATGCAGATCATCAGCGACACCCTTGCCAACGCAGCTATTGCCAAAGACAATAGCGTTCCACATACTTGTACCTACTGCGGAAGGGCTTAGGCGGTCTGATGTACTATCACCGAAGAATGATCCAGTGATACCATCAACACCAACATCAGTTGCATCCCATTCACGAACACCGACAATATCCTCAAAGAGAACAAATCCAGCATAATATCCTTGGGCTCCTGAAAGCTCAGGAAGATCAAGCATTTTACCCATGAAAGCTCTCTGTTGAGCATTTTTATAGTCATCATCTTTTTGGAGTGATGCCATCTGTTCTGGATGTAAAAGCATTACCCAAAACTTATGCCCTTGAGAAGACTCGATCTGTGGTATCATAAGCTCCATGCACTTGACACGCAGATCTAACAATGCGTCTGCGGTCATGTCTGAATCACATGATCCACCAGTACCAATTGCAGAATCAAGCTGTGCATTTGTACAGGTATACTTCTCTGTACCGATTGCTGTTACCACATCGCCATCAAGAATATACCAATTAGGATGGTATCGCTTGTTCAGCCCGAGTCCGTCATCGGATGTGCCCAACGAAAGGTTAGGCGACACGCCCTCGTAAAAGGTTCCGAAGATTGACTGGTTTTCCCATTTACTAAACCATTTGGAAAGTTGCGGTCTGGCAGCGTCATAAAGCTTAAACATTTTTTGTCTTTGCTCTGACATCTGTCCTGATCGCTTCATCACCGCTTTACGATACTGGTTCACATAGCTACGGAGCCAGTACATGGACTGGTCTTCTCCGGTGCCTTTTAGAACCGTATCACCATAAACCGGCGATCCAGTAAGATCACGGAGGAACGGGATAAGCATATTGTCCCGACCTTCTGATACGAAGTCAGTGAGGATCTCAATGGGTTTTCCAGATGGAGAATATGTTGGCTGTCCGTTATCATCTTGCGAAATATCGACAAATCCTGCGAACTTGGCGAAGAAAGTATTGTGCCAGCTTTCTTTACGCAAAAGTTCGTTCAGGATCTCAACATTCGCAATCCAACTTTGACTTGTTTCCATTTATTGAAATCTCCTGTTACTAAGTTATTGATTTAAACGATCATAGAGACGTTTAAGCTCTGTCTCGGAAAGATCTTTCAGATTTTTACGAAGCTCCCTTTTGCCCATATCTTCGACTTTGGCAAACTTAGCTCCTTTTCCGGAGCCACGGACATCGACCTTCTCAGAGGTCTTGGCTGAAGCCTTCTGGATATCCTCTCTTGCCTTTTTTTCGCCTTCCATGGTAAGAAACTTCGTGACCCTTTCTACACCGAACTCATCAATAAGCCCTTTGTGAAAGGATCTCTCTGTAAGCAGCCCGTCTTCACGATAGAGTTTAGAATTCTCTATGACCTTATCGAACTCCCCATCCTTAAGCTCAATCCCTCCATTGGCAAACTTCTGCCTCTGTTCCCGGACGAACCGCTCATTGTCACGACTGTTATAGCGTTCCGCAATAGCTTCCTGTGTTCTTTTCCGGATAAGATCGTTTTCAAGTTGTGAGACTACATCCACCTGATCGTCATAGGAATCAGAATCGTAAGGGTCTAAATCTTTTAACTTCTTTCTTTCGATTGTTAGACCCATTTCAATATCATCACCGCCAAGCCTATTGTAAGCCTCTTCCTCGGTAATTTCTTCCTCAGAAGCTATCTTACGCAAACCACCAAGCTCTTCGCCCTGTTCCGTGATTTTCTTTTCAGCATTGCGATGCATTTCCACGACATCATTGATGGATTTCCCATCATAAGGAGTTCCTTCATAGGAGACTTCCCGCTCACCAGTTTCCAGTTGGCTATCCTTTTCCAGCTCTCCCTCTTCGGGACTGGCTTCAGTTCCTTCCTGACCGGCTTTATCGAGAATATAAAGATCTCCGTCTTTCTCTAAAATTCCACTCTCTTCGGAAGTTTCCTCTGTAGAGGTCTCCTCCACTGTTTTTGACTCTAAACTTTCAAGTTCTTTTGTATATTTCTCTTCTACTTCCGCCATTTTTATGCTCTCTTTCTGTTGTTTTTAGCTATATATATATTAGCTAAGGTTGTTTTATTATTGTGACTTGCCTTTTTAGGCAACTTCTTTTTAGGAGTCTTTTGCTGCCATTTATTTGCCAAGCTTGGTAGCTTTGCAAACATAAATCTTCGCTGTGCTTCTGACTGGAATGGCATCTTATCTATGTCCGAGGTTTCATTGTCTTATATATATCAGCTGCTTTGGGTGCTTTCTTTTTCCTCTTCTTTTTCAATCCACTCTCTGTGTATTTTAACTTAAGTTTACCAGTGGCTGGATTGGAAACCCACTGAAAGTCAGACATTTCCCAATCAGGTTGAGGACGCAGTTTGGGTTCAGTCTTTTTCTTATTTTTTTTAACAGCAGCTTTATGCTCTTTCAAAGCTTTTTTATAAACTGTTCCTGTTTTGCCTTTATAATGTGTTGGCATTATTTTTCTCCTTTGGCTGCATCCATACGCATCTTTTCTTCGTCGGTCATTATACCTCTTTCCGTTTTGACGTTTTCGAGTAATGCTTTGGTTCTTTCGATGTCTCCCTGTTCCTGTGCCGATTCTGCTTGGGACTGCTGCATTTTCCGTATGAACTCGACCATCTTATCAGCACCCGGAATCGGAGCCTGAGCCACAATAGTTTCCACGTCCACAAGAGCCGGGTTAAACTGCCCGATAAGATTGACCAGAGCGAGGAGGCGGTTGAAGTTATCCTCAATATTGGTGACATTCTGTTCTCCTTCGTCCAGCTCCACATAGATGGAAGGGTTCACTACATTGTTAAGCGTCTCTCCCGCAGCCTGAAGGTTCACAATGACCTGAGAGAAAATATTGTCCTCTTTCACCCTGATGACACGGTCTTTTTCTGAATAGACAAAACCGAAGTTGTCAACAAAATCCTCAGCGATAGTCTTTCTTAGCCTTGCAAGGTTCCTGAAGTAAGGGTTAATAGCCGCAGCAGCTCTCTTTACCTTCTGTTCAAACAGGACACCAGACTCGCCTGATCTCGCCGTCTCACCCTTCATCGCCTCAGATATGAGCGATACCCTCTGAGCGAAAGCAACTGAGTTCTCAGCATTCAACATGATGTCCGAGGGAATTGTGGAAGGAGGCATTTTTTGGGGCATCACGGCGGGATTATTAAGCTCATAGACCATGTTAGGTTGGTTCCCTTTGGTCTTGAGTGCCTTAATTGTCTCCTTTTCTCTTTTGTCTATAAAAACTCCCCCGGACAATATCTGAGTCACATAGTCACGCACCTGACTTTTAGCCTTGTTAACGTCATCCTGAATGTCCAGCAAAAGATCCACCAGCGAGGTCTGTTCTGAGACTTGAATATTATAGTTATACGAGAACACAGGGAACACATCAAAGCTTGGCGTTGGATTCTTAGATTCTTCGTCTATAACAATGAGATTCTTAAAGAACGGGACAAGTGTGGTAACATGGATTGAACACTGTTCAAAGTCCTGAACCTTTGCCAGCCTCGGGTTATCGGTTTTTAGCCTGTTATAATCTTTATTCTCCACGGTCATATAGTTCTCACCGTCAAATATCCGCACCATCTTTCTTACTGTCCGTTCCTGCATCTCCAGAATTCGGTAGCGGTCATTTTCCTTGTCAAAGTTTTCCAGATCCTTGGAATATTCCTTGTCAGTAAAACGCCTGATGGTCATGGACAGCTGAGTCCACCAGTCCCTTGAACGCTCTCTTTTAAGGTCGTCAGGATTAATGCTGTATTTTTCAGAGATTACGTCAAGCGTCTCCCACCCCTCTTTTATGATCCAGCGGCAATGCTCAAGCTTATAGTCGTTGGCTCTGGTCTCCGGATCGATAAAGATCCTCATATTATTCAGAACATCATACTTAAAATCAAGGTAGCCGTCTTCATCCATCTCAAAGGATCTCTGGATCCAGCCTCCCACCTTGGTGGTCAGTGCGTCGGCAAATACGATCTGGAGCTTTTCTTCGATATCTTGTTCGTCCACCATTGCTGCCCAGCGGCTCTGGACTATATCAGCCACCTGAACGCTTTCCAGAGTGGTCGGTTTGTAGCGAGCCTGCCTACGGTTAAGCTGCTCGTTACCCATGAGAGTGGATATAATAGGGGTGATTATGTTATAGGAAAGGGTCGGTTTTTTATATTTTACTGCGGCACTTTTTTCAGCTGAAGTCCAAGTGTCGTTATTAAGATATCGGACAGCCTTTTCGCTGTCCTCTCTCGCTGTTTTGAAGGAGTCGTAGGCGAAGAGAAAACTCTTTAGAATCTTCTCTGCACGGGGATCAAGACCCCTTCCTGATGATTTTACGCTATATTGAGCCAACTATGCTGTTTTCCAGTTCAAAGTTCCTCCTCTTGCTCTCTCTAAAAGTTTATATCTCCATCCTTTTTTTCGCTTCTCTTCGGTAACGATCCCAGTCAGCACCTTCAGCATGCCATAGGATAGAGCATCAAAGGCGTGATCCTCAGACTTGGTATCTACATCCTCTGGATCATTAGGTGCCGCCGGCAAATTAGGCAATGTTTCTATACAATAACAACATTTTTCTGTAAAGCGAACTCTTGGGTGTCCCTCGTCAGGTACGGTGAGACCTTCATAGACAATTTTTGCTTTCGCTTTTCTATCGTTGTTTGCTTTTGAAAGATATATACCCTCATCGCTATAAAAGTCAGCAGGGGAATAGAGGCGACCCTCTTTCTCAGAATGCTTTGTCCAGTAGGCTGGATCTGCTATATCCTCAACAAAATCGTTTGGTTTAAGTTTATAATTCTTATAGGTATACTCGTTAACATATTTTGCCTGCCGTGATGCAGAGAGACCGGTTTCCACGATCTCGTCGAATATAATCATATCCTGATTGCGGTCAACGGCGGCAAACAGGCAGACGAAGGGTGCTTTTGTTCCATAGTCATAGAACCGGTACAGTGCGTGGGTAGACTTTTTAAAGTTCCTGTTAAAGACAAAGTCTGAGTCATAGACAATATGATGCATCGGGTTCCAGTTATCAAAATAGGTTCCGGCGAACACGTCCCATCTCCCTTCCAGCCACATAGCTCTCAGCACTGGATTGAGCTGTTTCAGTTTCTTCACATAGCCGGGATCATTATCAAGAAGCGACGGGTTATCAAACACGGTAGCGGGTATAAACTTCCAGCTGATGCCATCATCGTCCGTATACATTTTTCCTGTTTTTTTACGCTGATAATCAACTCCAAACCGGTCATCATATATTACCTTGCCATAGGTTTCCGGTGGACATCTGTCGATAAACTTACGCTTAAGCCATACATGACCGATATTACCGGGGTTAGATGTCAGGCAGATCTGCGGTTTCAGGTTCGGGTTATCTGTCCTTACCGATGTGGCAAGCTCATCCACCCAGTCTTCCGGAAACTGGTTAGCCTCATCTATTCCGAGGAAGTTATAGTTTCCACCTATATAGTTATCAAGTGCCCTACGATCCTGACAATGCACAAGGTAGACCTTGGCTCCCGAGGGAAAGAGATAGCACTTGTTTCTTTCCTGCCATTTGGCATTATAGTGGCGGTACAGTTTGTCACATTCGGGCTTAAGGTTACGTTCAAGCTGCGGATAGGTTCTTCTGACCAATAATGCGATATAATCCGGATAGTCAATGGATACATTGTCGACCACTGTTTTACAGGGTTTTTTTGCCGCTTTGAGTCGCATTGCCGAATCTTCTGTGATCTCTTTTCTTTTATATTCATAGTGCCATTTCCTCGGTGTAAGTGCCGCTTTCCATGCCAGCATGAGGGACTTGCCTCCTCCCCTCGCACCGCCATAGAAGACCCAGTTAGCTGTTGATTTCAGGAACTCGGTCTGTTTCCCCTTATGGGGTCTTAGAACTATATCAGTCACAGCTTATCAGCCAATAAGCTCCACATGAACAAGATCGTCAAAATTATTATCCTTTATCTCTCCGTCAGAGTCCCAGTCTCCTCCCCAGCGTACTTTTTCACCGAGAGACAGAGCGATACCTCTCAGCATACCGCCCATATAGTGAAACCGTTCCCGGTCTTCCCAGTCCACAGGATAGGGAGCTATATCGACAGCACGTCCTTGTATATGCTTGCTATGCCGGGTCTTGCTCTTTCCCTCAGAGACGAGCATGTCCTGCCTTTCCTGAGACCGGAGTCCTTCCAGCACTGTGACATCCATAATTTTAATAAGCTCATTCAACACTTTCAAAAGCTTTTCATCGATCCCTTCAAGCCTTTTTCTTGATCTTTTCCCATATTTAGCCATTTTTATTTCCTTTTATTTTTCAGCACTTATCCTCGCCTTACAACATCTGGAATCTTCTCGAAGCTCCCATTTATCGTAGAAATCACTTACACTGCATTCTTCACAATAGCCGATATAATGTCCTGTGGTATTGATTTTAAAGTCCGACAGTCGTATCTTATCGTTTTCTTCCTGTTTACGCTCAACAATCTCATCCAGCCACAGCTTATTGTACAGATAAGTGGATGGATTCTTTCTATACCTCTTCTCCGGGGTAGCCTCAACATAAAAAGGGACATTATCCATAACAGACTCTCTGTCCTCCTCTTTCATAAAGGATCCGTCTGACAGCTTTCTCTCCCCTCTCCACAGCAGCTCACAACGGTAGATGTCTTTCTTATAATCATAGGCATCCCAAAAAAAGTCAAAATCTATATTTATATTATTTAATTCTTTTCTTTTATCTTTAACCTTAATCTTAGCCTTATCTTTATCCTTAACCCTTGGGGAAGGGTTGGTCAAGGGTTTAATAAAGTTTCCATTAATAAGGTCATACTTATCCAAACATTTACGCACACTTCTGTGTACATTGCTATCTGGATTAAGATAACGACCATACTGGAACTCTACAAACTTGGGTATAAACCATTTATCCTCTTTAATCTTGAATATCTTACGGTTAAAAGCCTCCAATGTCTCTTTACGAGTCAGCTTCCAGCCTGTATGAAATTCAAAAGATTCCATGTCTACGTCCCATATGCCTGCGTGATTGCAACGATCATTGATGAAATGCCAGAATAACTGGAACTTCCCACCAAGCTTTCTTAACCATCGCTTCTCCCATTTCTCAGTATCAGTGAACCTCTTTGCCATCGCTATGCTCCTCTCTCTGCCGACTAAATGTTTCTGAGTCAGCTATGGTCTTGTCTATTATCTCTTTGCGAGTATTGCCCGAGGCTATGGTGATGTAAATGCCAGATTTAGTCCTTTTACGGACTATCCACTTGGCATCTATGTTTCGTATGGATCTATCATCTCCAGATCCATGTCCTCTAAGACTATCCTCTCCCGCTTCTTCTTCTTTTCGTTCAACCAATCTATAACCTCATCGTAATCATAACGTATTGTCTTGCCCTGCCTGCCAGAATTATCAACAACAACCGGCATTCCGTTCTTACGCCACTTGTATATCGCCTGCCTTGTTACCTGTAATATATCAGATAACTGACTCGTCGATACTAAACTTGTGTTCTTTACCATAACCTTAGCTCTTCCTTTATGTTCTCCTGATAGTTGTGCCGCTCTTCATATAAATTACCCCTCAAAAATGTGTTCTCTTCCTGAAGCTTCTGACGACACCTTCTTATAGACTCGAAATTAGGTAACTCTCCATCAGCTAAATGCTGTAAAAATTTCTTTATGCCACCCAGCTCCTCCTCAGTTAAACTGTATGACATCTCATCCTCTACCCTGAACCAGTATATCGTCGCCAGTAACTTTAAATCATCATCCCGTAAATGAGGATGATCACTAATTAATCGCTCTACTATAGACTTTGTTCCTCCTAACATCTCTCCCTCCAATCCCTAAATGCGTAAAATAATAGCAAAAAGCAAAAAACACCAATACCCAGTAAAAATACAGCTAAACCGAAAAGAACTAAATTCGATATGAAATTGGCTATCTCTATCATTGATCACTCTTTTTGTTAAATGATGTATATATATCTTTCTGTTTCATTCGTTCACATTAAAGACGGGGATGAACTAAAAAATCACCCTCTACTTCAAACTTGTGTTTAATCCCACTCCACAGGGTTTTCCAATTACGGACATTCCCAAGAAGTTTTCTTATATAATCATCATTATTCGGAAGTTGACCCTCCATCCTACAGTAACATAATAGGGTTATATAAGCTCCCTTTTGAGCAAAAGTCATGCAAACCACATCGGCATCACTTAGCCAATCCTTGGGATAAAATTGAAATGCTGCTGGTTTATTTATCTTTTTCAACTATGGAAGAGCTTAAAATTGTGTCTATGGAACTTATAGCGTTTAAATTGCCTATCTTCTTGCTACGCCACAACATACAGGCTTTGATAACATTGTTTAAATCTAATTGTACCCTACGCAGCGTGTCACCTAACTCTATGACCTGCTCCCTCTGCCTCTGAAGCTCCTTGTGCCACTCCTGACGCTCTTTAGCTAACGTTTTCTTGGAAACAAACATGAACAAGTATAATCAATTAAGTTAACTTTGTCAACATCTTTTATTTTCACGTTTTGTGTAAGCGGTGGTTATATATATGTCGAAGGGGGGTACCCCAAGGTCTGGGTGGGTGCCCCCCTCCTGTGATCACCCAACAATGATGCTCCCTCCTCCTGACCCCACCACCATGTGCATGCATATCCTTATAATGCAACATTTTGGGTAAATTGTTGCACTGTCGTCCTGAGAGTAGCCGTCCCTGCCCCCTTCCAATGGCTCACCACAGTGCTGGCGGTGTAAAACTGTATTTAGTTTTAATCCTTCAGTTACAGCGATCCCAAGGTACACCAACTACCCATGTTTCATTAGGTTGAGATACATCTGGACAGTCTACCGTATGGTATCATTATAGAGGTAGCAATCAAGAAATTTATGCTTTATTGCAACGTTCCAGTGCAATATAGTTTACAAACATTGCATTAATAGCTTGACTTTGGACTTGTATGGTTTGTAAACTTACCGTTGAAATCAATATGAACTATCACAACTGAGAAGGAGAACAAAAATGCACCTAACTACTAAAGGGTTAAAGAAGATAGTAGGCAGAGTAAAAGCTAACATGATTGTTGGAGTAGTAACTACCATCACATGTCACTCGAGCAGGGACAGGATCACTGTTAAGTGTGTCGAACTTAATAAGAGGACACCTACTGGCAGGAACAAGAGAGTCTTCAAGGTACTCGATGCTCGTCACACTGGCTAAGGGAAACTAAACAGAGAAGGAGAAACAAAAATGGAAATGGAAATATCATTCGACAACCGACCTAACTGGATACCTCTGGAAACTTTCTCGGATAAGTATCCTAACCTAATCGACTGCGGTGATTTCATGCATATGGGTAAGAGCGGTGAGATCAACCTCTACAAGAACATAGTGTCCAGAAGCTACATCAACATCGACACAGACGGCTGTTGCTGGGCATATTCCGGTGATGGCTACTTTCAAGTTACCGAAGAGTCCGCTATCAGGAGGATCGAAACATGAGTAAAATGTACAAACAAATCACCAAAAAGATCACAGAGATGGTCATTGAGATGCTCGATAAGGGTATCATCCCTTGGAAAAAACCTTGGGTTGGTGGTATTTCCAATGCACCAAGGTCAATCTCGACCAAGAAACACTACCGAGGTGCTAACTCTATGATTCTCGGTTGTGCAGGATATTCTTCCCCTTGGTGGCTTACCTTCGGTCAAGCTCGGAAGCTTGGTGGTATGGTACGCAAAGGAGAGAAATCCATGCCAGTCCATTACTGGAAATTCAATCAGGAATACGATTGTCGTACCTGTGGTGGATCAGGATTGTCAAGTAATGGTCAGTGTACAGCTTGCGACGGAACTGGTATATATAAGTCCAAGTATCCACAGCTATTCTCATTCAATGTCTTCAATGCACTGCAATGTGAAGGGTTGCCGGAGAAATACTACGAGACCATCAAGCCAGAAGAGGGAGAAGGAGAGGAGTTTGATCCTGTCGAGGAATGTGAGAAAATCTGTGACGGCTATGAGAATGCACCGGACACATACCACGACCAGTCTGATAGAGCATACTACTCTCCATCAAATGATGATATTCACTTACCTAATCCAGACCAGTTCAATACTCCATCAGAGTATTACTCGACAAGGTTCCATGAGATGGTACACAGCACTGGTCATCAATCAAGACTGGATAGAGATTCTCTCGTAAACAGTGACGGTTTTGGGAATCATAAGTACAGCAAAGAAGAGTTGGTTGCAGAGATGGGTGCGACATTCCTTCGAGGAATTACCGGAGTGAATGGTGATTCAGTGATGGACAATTCAGCATCCTACATCGCTAACTGGAAACAGAAGCTACAGGATAACACCGACTGGCTTGTTTGGGCATCGTCAAGAGCAGCTAAGGGTGTGGACTGGATACTTGGCGACAGAAAACAGCCATCCTGAAGAGTCCTAAAGGGACGAAATCCCCAGTCAATGCTGGGGATCGATGGTAAACTTAAAACCAAGAGAAGGAGAACGTAAATGAAACAGACAGTAAACGAACATACTTTTCATCGAGCATTTGAACAGCTACGTCCAGATCAGTTCACCTATCAGGGGCAAAACGCACTGTTTGATTACCTGACAGAATTGGAAGAGGGAACTGGCGAAGAGTTCGAGCTTGACAAAACGATAGAAGACATTGAAGAGCAGACGACAGTTATTCCTGTCGATGGTGAGTCTTTTATCATTCAGCAGTTTTAAGAGAAGGAGGACACCATGACGTTAAGAGAGAGAAAAAAGAGGTTTTTCAGGATCAATCCACCAGCATTTGTAACCATTTGGGTAGGAGTATTTATTCTATTTGGTGTCGGTGTACTTGATTTGCTGAAGGTACTGTGAAGCACAACAGAGAAGGAGGTAGAATAATGACATACACAAAAGGTAAATGGACAATAAATCCATCGCCATCTGAAAGTTCATCGGGTTGGACGGCAATAGAGCGTAACGATGAGGTCATTGCTGAAGTATATGGTAGCGATGAAGAATCTCAGACATTAGCAAGTCTGATCGCATCAGCACCCGAATTACTAACTGCCTGTAAGTATGCACTGGACGTATTGTGGAGCATACCCGAAGCATATGCAGAACAGATTGCTGACATCTTAGATGAAAGCATAGATACAGGCATGATAGAAGATGCAATCGCTAAGGCAGAAGGAGGAAGAAAATGACAACAAGAAGAAAAACAAATAAGGTATTCTGGCATATGGATCCGCAGGTCTTTGATCTGCATTACTACTGCCCTGATTGTGATTTCGCATGGGATGATAGGTGGTGCAGCTATGTAGATAGCGATTGTGAAGGATGTGGTGATACCTATACTCCATTCGATTCACTTGAAAAGCGAGAAGAGGCTATAGAGAATAATATAATGCAGAGAGCAGTGAAAGCACTAAAAGAATGGAATAAAAATGGAAGGAGGATACAAAAATGACTGTAAAAACATTTGTAGGAGCAGGAACATGGAGATATACAATACACCTACAAAGTCTTGAGATTGACCAAGAAGAATACGATGGGTTTAAAAGGGTTGGGTTCCGTGATTGGATTATTGAGCAAGCGGAATTACAGAATATAAATTATGACTATTTTGAGAAGAAGGAGGAAGTGAAATGACTACAAAAACAGGATACTACTGTGAGCATACAGATAGCGAAGACCACCTCTTTTGCGTTGACTGTGGTCAGTGCAGAGAGGACTTGGATTCCGAGGATCGCTGCATTCCTTGTGGTGGCATCGACGAGAATGAGGAGGTGAAAATGATACACGACGTTGGCAAATACTATGACGTACTAAAGTTTGTAGACTTACGTTATAAAATAGAACGAACCATAGAAAAACACATCGAAGGTTTAGAGGTTACTGGTGGTGGTTCTGGCTTTGGTGGAGTTGACATTACATTTGAATACGACAAATGTAGATTTGAGGTTCACATATCATCACATAAGGTAATTAAAGAATAATCAGAACAGGGAGGAAGTAGAATGAAAATACGCTGTAAGGGATGCGAGAAGGAAGAAGAAGGTATCAGACCAATCACTCATCACTGGTGGGCAAGGTCGGACTATTACGGTATATATACAGGACTTTACTGTGATGAATGTTTCGATTCAGATAGATACCCTTACAAAAAAGACCGTTATCCGACTATTGAACATGATGGATACGGTGAACAGCTTGAACCTGATGACTGGTCTTGATTAAAGGAGGAAATAAAATGAGGAATCTTGAGGATGTTCGCAGGCTGGTAGGTCTGGAGCAGCACATTAAATATAACTTCTACCCTCGACACCCTCTTTATGTCGAAGAGTCCATGATAGATGGATTCAAGAAATACTGGGCTGGAGAGATCGACGAGATGGAGCTTGCTGAGTATTGCTATATCAGGGATGTGGATGCACTGTTTCAATACTTTTCACCATGGCTTGAGGAAACCGAAGAGTAACGCCACGCCATTCGAGGGCTCGAAACCCTCGGGTGGTGCTAACTAAAAGGAGGAACGAAAATGACATACACAAAAGGTAAATGGGTTGCTATTGAAGCGGTTGAAGGAGCGGAAACACATGGTTATACCTACACCCGCACCACCACAACCAACGCCAACCTGATAGCCAGTTCTCCAGAATTGCTAAAGGCACTCAATGGTATACTGGATTATTTCTCAGAATACGAGGATGATTATAGTGAGAAATTAGAGTGCTTTGAAAATGCAAGAACAGCAATCGCTAAAGCGGAAGGAGGACGAGGAATAAGATGAAAAAACTTTATTTAGTATCAACAAGTGGGGATTATTCCAAGTTCGGAATGGGCGACAGCAATTCTGCTCTATCTATTCCCAAAAAACACTATGCACTAATTAAGCGATTCTTGAAGGTGCAACTGGATTGGGATACAAGAGTAATGATGGACAAAGCCACGACTAAATCTTTTGATAAGTATTTTGAATTGAGTGAGGAGGTATGGAATGCTGGTATATTCAAGAACAAATACCATTGCAGGACAGCATGGACTTTAGAATGTGAAGATAGTTTATATAGGCATGAGCCAATCAAGATAGACGAGGAATAAGATGACCGTCCAACCTATCAAAGAGAACGGAGGAGAATAACATGAAGATAGTAACAGTTAATGCAGTTACACAATGTTGGAATGCTAATTGCCCAGAATGTGGCGAAGAGGTTGTTGATTGTGATAGCGGAGGAAGCCACATGATAGATATTTATGACGAATATGCGGTCTGTATGTTTTGCGAGCCAAAGGTCTATGTGATTCCAAGACAGAAGGTATTTCGTCCTTATGGAAAATCAATAACTGATATCAAAGAGAGCATAAAAAAAGAGAGGGGAGAATGACAGACAAAGAGAGAATCGAAATGATCATGAAAGACCTTTCAACGGTCTTCGACAAGCTGGATCATCTGGAGCAATTAATTATCAACCTTAACTACCGGATTCGGAAACTGGAGAAAAAGTCATGACCGTGGAACCGATCAGAAATCTGGAGGACATAGAACGCCTATATATAAAGCTTCGTGATTCTCAGAATCTGCGGAACGCACTGCTTTTCCGGCTGGGATGCAATACGATCCTGCGAATTGGCGATCTGCTCAGGATCAGATATAGCGATATTTTCGCCAAGAATGGCGATTATCGGCATTATCTCCGCTTGAATGAGGCTAAGAACGGCAAGATGAAGAAAGTCCCGTTAAACGGCAAAATACGCAGCCTTATCACGGAATACGTCGATCACTATGAACTGACCAATGATGACTGGATATTCTTTAGCTACCGGAATCCCCGCAATCATATAGATCGGGTCACTGCATGGAAACATCTTAAGAAGGCAGCCAGATCCATAGGGATAGAGAATTTTGGTACCCATTCCATGAGAAAAAGCCTTGCCTACCATGTCTACCGGAAGACGAAGAACATCGCACTGGTTATGAGCATGCTGAACCATAGCAGACCTTCGGTAACCATGAGATACCTTGGAATTGAACAGGATGAGATCGATGAAGCTTATGGAAACTTCGAGCTTTGATTTTGTCGTCGAGAAATATCTCTTGACATTAAAACCTTACAGAAGTAAATTATGTAAACGTCTTAATAAGAAAAGGTGGAGATTTGATAGAAGAGATTTCAGACCAATTTGATTTTGAAATAATAGATAATAAAGTAATTTTAAAAGCACTGATTCATGAATAATGCACTTTGGAGGAACCCACTTCACTATTGCACT